CAGACTGCTCAATTGATGGGTGGGTGACAAAGCCTTCAGCTTGCACCAAAACGCCTTGTGCGGCCTCATACGCAGACAACGCCATTGGCTCAGTGTCTGTGCCGTGCTGCATTGCAGCATTGCTGTACGACTCAGCAGCAGCGCCGGTCAGCCTTTCACAAACCAGCAAGGCCATGTAATTGGCGCGGCTGGCTGAATAGCCTGACTGAGTTTTTGCAATGATGTCGCTGATGCGGCTGGCGGTTACTTTGCCCAGACGGGCGGCAAACCATTCGGGGCTACGCTGTTCCATGTTTTTCTTTTAATCGTAAATTTAAACGAGCAAGTTGGCTTTCAATGTCTTGCAATGTTGTTCTGCCTAAGTATGGTAATTTTAATAAATCAAATCTTGTAAGCAGAGTTAACTGCTCTACTGTTTTAATGTTTTCAGCGCGTAAAACATTTTTAGCGCGTACAGTTAATTGAAGGCAATCAATGCCAAGCGTAGTCACCGCTACTGGCAAACCTACTCTGGCTTTTAACATTGCGTCTGCGTAAGCGTAAGACGCTGAACACGCCAGCTCTAAATTTGTTTCGTAATTCCATGCGGCAGATGCGGCATAAGCGGCCATGACTTTTGCCGCAAAATAGTCGCGCAATGACATTTCGGGTGTTTCGTCTTTCATTAGACTGCTCCTAATTTCTTTTTCATGGCATCCTTGGCCTTGATGATTGTGTTCTGCCAGGCTTCATCACCCTTGCAGGCGGCGTAGCCTTCTTTAAAAGCCTTGATTAACGCTGGCTCATCAGCGGCCGCATTAATGGCGCTGAGATGGTCTGTCAGCCCGTCCACTGTCCTGATCTCAGTGCGGCGGCTACCGGCATTGCCATCATCATCCTCGGGTGCAATTCCGCATGCTGCCATGAGGCTATAGCGCCTTGCGTATGTAAGTGCGCTGCCGTAACCCTGTGGGTCTTGCTTGCTTGCTGGCACATGGAGAATGCCGCACTCCAGCGTTTCACCAGATTCGTGAACAAAGACTGTTTCCACCATCACTCCGTTGTCGCAGTCGTAGCATTTCTGAATCAAGGCTATGCCAGCGGCGTTTAGGCTGCTCATGACGGCATCAACGCAAGCGGCAAGGTCTGCGTACTTGCTACGGAAGTGCGGGTTTGTGGCGCTTTTGAGGGCTGGGCCAAAAGCCTTTTGTGCCTGTACTAAGGCGGTTGCAATGTTTTTCATGGTTTCTTTCAAGTTAATTCACGTTGTAGGTGCTGCAATTCTTCCGTGGCAATCTGGAGATGTTGGCGCTGGTCTTCTATGACTTGGCACAGCTCATGTACGCTATGCCGTAAAAAGCCCACTTGGTAAGCGCACCGGACAAGCGGGTCAGCGCTGCACTTGCTGCCGGTTTCAGCGGCTTGGATGATCTGATCGGCATTCATGCTGACCACCAGACAACAAGGGATAGGGCAAGGCCAAAGCCAATGGCTGTGGCAAGCAACAGGTCAAGGGCAAGGTTTTTCATCTGTCCTCCGCAATAGACTTTTCGATCTGCTGGATGATCGAAGGGTTGATGATGTCCATGAAGTCTTTGTGTGACCCGTCAACGTGCAGGGCGTAGACTGTGACAATGACCGGCCAGCCTGGGCTTAAGTCGGTTGCTGTCTCGGCAGGCTCTAAGTCGGCTAGGCCGGTGTAGCGAAACCCGTCAAGAATTTCGTCAAAGTGAATGTTCATACTTGCTCCAAAAAGACCCACCGAAATAGTGGGATTGCTATGGATTGTATAGATAAATTAACAGATGTAAAGTCTTTTGCCACAAATATTTTTATAGGCTTGGCATTTTCTATAGTCATTGCCTATTGTGCTTTGCTTAGAAATCTATACAATCAGCGGGATGAAATTAATTACTGAACAACAACAGGCGGCGCTGCACAACGCCATTGCTAAGGCTGGCAGCAAGGCAAAGCTGGCCCGGCTTTTGGGGGTGTCTCGGGCTGCTGTGACGCATTGGAAGAAGCTACCTAATGGCAGGCTTTACCAGCTACAAGTCATGCAACCGGAGTGGTTTAAATGAACCATTTCACGGCCACTCAGATTTTGGACAAAGCTCGGGAGGGTAAACGCTACCCTTTGCACATTATCAACCAAGCACTGGAGTTAACAGGGGACATTGATGAACCACATGCTGGAGACAGAGGCTCGAGAATGGGTGAAACGCCACAGGCAGAAGGCCAGAGAGCTGGGGGCAAACGCAGCCCATTTGTGGTGGCGCAAGGTGTCATACGACATAGCAAGAATTCGTGGTCAGTCGGCGTTTGATGAATTGCGTGACGAAATGAACAGGCAGAGGAAACATGAATGAGCTGGCTCTTTTCGCAGGCGCTGGTGGGGGAATTCTTGGGGGAAAACTTCTTGGATGGCGAACAGTCTGCGCTGTCGAATGGGAAGCCTACCCAGCAAGCGTACTGTGTGCCCGACAAAATGACGGCCTTTTCCCGCCTTTCCCAATTTGGGATGACATACGCACCTTTGACGGAAAGCCTTGGAGAGGAATTGCTCAAGTCGTATCAGGCGGTTTTCCTTGCCAAGACGTCAGTGCCGCTGGTACAGGTGACGGACTCGATGGAGAAAGATCAGGAATGTGGGCAGAAATGGCTCGCGTCATTTGTGAAGTACGACCCCAGCATGTCTTTGTGGAAAACTCACCAATGCTCACTTCTAGGGGACTTGGACGAGTTCTTGGAGACTTGGCCTCAATGGGGTTTGATGCAAGATGGGGAGTGTTGGGAGCTAACTTTGCAGGATTTGACCATAGGCGACAGCGAATTTGGATTGTTGCCAACTGTGCTGGCAACCGATTGGAAGGGAGGGACAACAGCCGCTCGCCAGGACAATGGAAAACTAAGATTCGATCAATGGCGGGACTATGTAAAGCTAAAACACGGGTTGACCTACCCTCACCCGATGCATTCGGAAATGCGAATGGGATGGCCTGTCGGGTGGACAGACTTAAAGCCATTGGAAACGGACAAGTCCCACTTTGTGCAGCAACAGCATGGAAATTGTTAAGTGAGACACGCTGCCAGGGTTGACGCAAATCAAGAGGCTATTGTTACGGCGCTACGCAATGCTGGCGCTTTTGTGTGGATCATTGGCCTGCCTGTTGACCTTCTTGTCGGCTACCAGCACCAGACTTACTTGGTGGAAATCAAAACCACCTCTAAAAAGCGTTTAACGAAGCTACAGGCCGATTTCTTTTTAAGGTGGACAGGTGGCCTGCTGTACAGAATTGACAGCCCTGAAGCCGCTTTACGCATGATTGAGGAGATGGAATGAGCTATATCGTGGCATCACTGCCGCCTGTTAAGTGTTTTGTTAAGCGTGAATTTTTGTACAACTTTACTAAGGGGCATGGCGAGTTAGAGCCAGCCATCTGGGTCAGCCTGAAAGCCCTGCGCGGCCAGGTGTTCCGCATTGAGTCACTGCTGCCCAATTACGGCGCTTTGTATGACAAGCTGCCCATCCATGCTTATGTTTGGCACACAGAGGCTGGAGACTTGCCTGTAGACACGCTCCAGCTATGGGACTGCATGGGCTACAAGTTCACCATTGTGGAAAAGATCGGGCTACGCAATTTGGGTGTTAAGTTTTTGGGCAAAGATAAGCAATGGCACTTTGGGCAGTACATGTTTACAGTGGACTTTTGCGCTGACGGCATGGAAGTTGACACTGGCTTTACAGAGCAAGCTGAAGAACACAAGTCGTTTAACTGGATCAAGCTAGACAACGGCCAGTTTGCTTGCCAGCCAAACAACAGATGCCTGTGGTACGACCAGAGCCTAATTCCTGCTGAGACAAAGTTTCCAGACTTTCAAGCTGCCAAAGAGTTTTGGACAGTGGACGGCACACGCAAGTGGGCTACTGGTGTTGATTGGTTTTACCACATTGAGGAAAAGACTTGATTCCCGAAGACGCAGCGCAATTAATCAGGGATCGAGCACCACTGTACGGCGAGGCCAAAGCTCAGCGGGTCTACCTTGAGGAGTTTCGCAAGTCTAAGAAGGCCATGCTGATGAAAGACTCCTTAAAGTCGGGTGTAGAGGCTGCAAACGCACAGGAGCGCGAGGCTTACGCTGACCCTGAATATGTCCAGCTAATCAAGGGCATGGCATTGGCAATAGAAAAGGAAGAAACCCTTAAATGGGAGATTGAGGCAGCAAAGCTGGACATAGAAATCTGGCGCAGCCGTGAGGCCACCAACAGGACACAGGACGGGGCGCACAGGTGAAAGTTGAAATTGGCAATGCCACTCTTTACCTTGGCGACTGCATGGACATCTTGCCTACGCTGGGCAAGGTGGATGCTGTGATTACTGACCCGCCTTATGGGATTGGGTTAAAGACTGATTACTCGAAGTTGTTGCGCAGCACAAAAACATTTAAACCAATACACGGTGACGATCAGGAATTTAACCCCTCTCTTTATTTGTCATTGGGCGTACCGTGTGCATTTTTTGGCGCAGATCATTTCCATCATTCTTTGCCTGCTGGTGGCACTTGGCATATTTGGGATAAGCGCCCAACGTCAAAGTCAAATATGTTTGCTGATTTTGAAAGCTGGTGGACTAGCTGGAACTCAGGCCCATCAAGAATTTTTCGCTATCAGTGGGTGTGTGCTGGGCATCCAGGCATTGCGCAGGAAAAAATAGAGCACCCAACGGTTAAACCTGTGCCGGTTATGGCTTCAATCATTGAGCGCACAAAGTTTGAAACCATCCTTGATCCTTTTATGGGCAGCGGAACAACAGGCGTAGCCGCCATCCAGCTAGGCAGGCGCTTTATCGGCATTGAACGTGAACCCAAGTACTTTGACATTGCCTGCAAGCGCATAGAGCAAGCGGTGGCGCAGGGACAACTATTTGCGCCAGAATCAGTTAAGCAAATTCAAACAAGCTTTTTATGATTGTTAAACATAAGTACATCAGAAGCAAAAAGCTGTTAAAGCTGGTGGCGGGGCTGGACTGTCAATGTTGCGGGTCTGGTGAAATGGTGCAAGCTGCCCACACCAATTGGGGCGGTCATAAGGGCAGGGGCATTAAGGCTGATGACAACCTGGTCGCTGCTTTGTGCCTGAGATGCCACTATGAGATCGACCAAGGATCAAAGTTAAGCAAAGAAGAAAGAATGGAAAAGTGGCAGAAAGCCCACAGCAAGACTGTAAATTGTTTGCGATCTGTTTGGCCTGTTGACATTCCTTTCCCAGAGGCGGTATGAGGCTTTGTCCCTGTGGCGCTACGATTACGCAGCACATGACCACCACTAAAGAAATCTGGAATTGCACTGGCTGCAAAAGACGGGAAGTTTTTCCCTTTACAAAAGTCAAAAAGCCGATTAAAATAAAGATGTCAAGTGCAGCAACACCGGACACCATGAGGCCACTTTCTCATGCGTTACCCTTCAAAGGGGACTGATGTTGCTGCATCAGAACGCAGTAGAAAGTGGCTTTTCTGCGTCCAGTGCCGATTGCTGATGACGAAACAATGCACCCATGTCGCGGTGGCTATCGAGGAAAGCGATGCGCTTACTGACAAGCCAGCGCGTGAACTTGTTAGGGGTATCACAGGAACAGAGCAAACGTGGTGATGTGACGGCTAGCCCAACGATATGAGGGCGCTCTGGAAATCTAACCTAGACCTTATGGGTGCAGTAGTCTGAATAAGATGGCTGAAGTCGGGGATATCATCCGCTTGGCTTGTCCTATGGGAAATGCTAAAATAAAACAAGGAGAATTCATCATGGCTGCTCAAGATAAAGATGTTGCTGACTTCATTTCCACCCTGCTGCACAGTGGGACAGTCACACATTTCATGCACTTATCCACCGACTCCTTTGCTGTTCACATGGCTTTAGGTGGCTACTACACAGAAATCATTGAGCTGGTGGACAACTTTGCAGAGGCTTACTCTGGGGCGTACCAGAAGATCAAGACCTTCCCTGAGAACTTCCACAATGCCAAAGACCCTGTGCGCTACCTAGAGAGCATTTGCGACTATGTAAAGAAGAACAGGGAAGCAATGCCAGATGACAGCCAGCTACAGAACATCATTGATGAGATAGCTGCCCTGATCGACTCGACACTGTACAAGTTAACACTGAAATGATCCGCATCTTTGCAGGCTACGACCCAAGGGAAGCTGTTGGCTTTCATGTTTTCTGTCAAAGCCTTATTGAGCGAACCAAAGAGCCGGTAGCGATCACTCCCTTTTTTGGCAAGCAGCGGGACGGCTCAAACGCCTTCATTTATCAAAGATTCTTAGTCCCGTATTTCACAGGGTTCAAGGGCAAGGCAATCTTCATGGATGCTTCAGACATGCTGATGCTGGGCGACATAGATGAGCTGAACAAGCTATTTGACCCCACAAAGGCTGTACAGGTCGTTAAACACGACTACAAGACCAAGCACCCCAAAAAGTACATTAACACGCCTATGGAGGCCAAGAACGAGGACTATCCTAGGAAGAACTGGTCAAGCCTGATCCTGTGGAATTGTGAGCATCCTCGGAACAATGTGTTAACCCCTGATTACATTGATGACCACAGCGGCAGTGACTTGCATCGGTTTACCTGGCTGCCCGATTCCTTAATTGGTGAGCTGCCTAAACAATGGAATGTGCTGGTAGGTGAGCAAGACAACGCCAATGCCAAGATAGCGCACTACACTCTGGGCATACCGGAGTTTTTTCATTACAAGGACTGCGACCACAGCAAGCCTTGGCACAGCACCAGAAGCAGAATGCTAAACGGCCTCATCAACATGAAAGAGCAAGATGGCGACTGAGCAAGAACTTGCCCAAGCGTTAAACCCTGCGTTTGGCATCTATCCCAAGGCTTTTAGGGGCAACACCGGCAACCCGCAAGACGCTGCCAATTTGCCCGTGGATGTGATGCGAGGGCGCACGGCTGGCTTGTTGGGGATGTTTGGCGATGTTGTTAACCAGCCCAGCGCCTTTACGCCTGTTAGGGCTGTTCAGTTAGCCATGCAGGGCGTGATGGGGCAAGACAAGTACCCAGACACAGAGCATTTCCTAAAGACCATGCCTTTAGCGCCTACATCAAGGGCTGGTCAAGTAGCAGGCCAGGCTGCATCGTTTGTGCCGTTAAACCCAGCGCCAGCAGTCAGGGCGGCTAAGGCGGGGGTTCAAGCGCTTGGCCCGACAGCCTCAAACATGGCTGAAGATTTCCTGATGCGGCGCGGTTTGATGCCCACCCTTGATGTCTACCACGGCACACCACACACATTGCCGCCAACAGAGCGCAACCCATTGGGTGAGTTTGATGCGTCTAAGATTGGCACTGGTGAGGGAGCGCAGGCTTACGGCTATGGGATTTATACGGCTGAAAATCCAGCAGTGGCAAAGGGCTATGCTGATAAATTGGCAACAACTGGACGATCTGGCCCTTGGTGGGAAGCTATGGTTAGGCAGCGCATTGCACAAGGCGAGTCAATTAATGATGCGAAAAAATTTGTCGCACAAAACAATCCGTCATTAGCTGAAAAAATTGTTGCCATTCCAGATAAGTTGCTTAAAGTAAATAAATCTTTGTACAAAGTAGATTTGCCAGATGCAATGATTCCTAAGATGCTGGATTACGACAAGCACCTAAGCGAACAATCGCCCGAAGTGCAAAAAATCCTTTTGCCGTACCAGAAGGAAATTGGCGGCAGCTTTGGCACTGGCGAGCAAACATTGACAGCTATTGCGTTTGAGCGGCGCATGAAAGGGCTTGATGACTCACCGGCTGCTGTGGCAGAGCAATTAAGACAAATGGGCATTCCTGGCGTTAAATATTTTGACGAAGCATCACGCGCCAAGGGTGAAGGCACACGCAACTTTGTCACCTTCCCTGGCGAGGAAAAGAACTTAACAATTCTAGAGCGCAATGCAGAAAAGAGTGCAAAATGACTACAGACATAACTAAAGTAGCCAATAGTAGGAAGAAAGCTGGTGGGCGAGTAGCGGGAACGCCAAACAAGGTCACAGCACAGGCTAGAGAGGCCATAGCGCTGTTTGTTGACGATAACGCCCCTAGACTAGCCCAATGGCTTGATGCAGTCGCTAACGGCGATCCAGCCCATGATGTCAAACCTAACCCAGCCAAGGCATTTGAGCTGTTTCAGTCTGTGATTGAGTACCATGTACCCAAGCTGGCAAGGACAGAAGTCACAGGTGCAGACGGCGGCAGCTTGGTGGTTGAAATTGTGAAATATGCGGATACAAGTTCCAAATAACTGGCAACCCAGACATTACCAGCGCAAGGCTTGGTCTTACCTTGAAAATGGCGGTAAACACGCTGAACTGATCTGGCACAGGCGATCTGGCAAAGATGATCTTGCACTAAATTGGGGCGCTGTAGCGGCGTTTGAACGGCCAGCTAACTATTGGCACATGCTGCCTGAGTACGGCCAAGCCCGTAAAGCGATCTGGCAAGCTGTTAATCCTCGCACGGGCAAGCGCAGAATTGATGAGGCATTCCCTAAAGAGCTGCGTAGCAATACCCGCGAACAGGAAATGCAGATCATGTTTAAGAACGGGTCAACTTGGCAGCTTGTGGGCGCTGACTCCTTTAATTCGCTGGTAGGTTCTACCCCTGCTGGCGTAGTGTTCTCAGAATGGGCATTGACTAACCCTGCTGCAAGGGCTTATCTGCGCCCAATCTTGGCTGAGAACAACGGCTGGCAAGTCTACATAACCACACCCCGCGGCCGCAACCATGCAATGCGTACTTACAACGCAGCCAAGGAGTCAAGCGCATCTTTTGCCCAGCTTCTGACTGTTGATGACACTGGCGCAATCAGCCCTGAAAGGCTGGAGGAAGAACGCAAGGCATACATCGCAGAATATGGCGCAGATGAGGGGATGGGGCTGTTCGAACAGGAATACTACTGTTCTTGGGCGGCGGCAATCTTGGGCGCTTACTACGCAAAAGAGATGCGCCAGGCTGAAAACGAGGGGCGCATCAGGGTTTTACCTTTTGATCCTGAAAGCCCTGTTTTTAGTGCATGGGATTTGGGTTACAGAGATGACACGGCGGTCTGGTTTTATCAGGTGGTCAGGGGCGAGATCAGGGTTATGGATTACTACGCAGTCTCAGGCGCAAGTATTGAGGAGATTGCTGATGTAGTCATTGGCAAGGGCTACCGCTACACCAAGCACTATTTACCCCACGATGCGAGAGCCAAGACGCTGGCATCAGGTGGCAAATCAATTGTCGAGCAACTGGCAGCGCACTTGGGCGGCATGGCAAAGCTGGCAATCGTGCCTGAAATTGGGGTACAGGACGGCATTCAGGCGGTGCGGATGATCTTGCCCTACTGCTATTTTGACCCTAGCTGCGATGAGGGGCTGGAAGCACTCAGACAGTACCAAAGAGAGTACGATGAGGAAAAAAAGGCTTTTAGGCAAAATCCTCGCCATGACTGGTGCTCACACCCTGCTGATGCGTTTAGAATGTTAGCAGTGGCCTACCGGCAAGAGAACAAAGATTTAGCGCCACCTAAAGGCAAAACCCTGCAAACCATTACTCTCGATGAGATGTGGGACTTTGAGAACACTCACAAACAGGAGCGAATATGAGCCAGCCAGTAGCAGAAGTCGGTGCATACAAAAACATGACCGCAACAGGCGATGTAACCACAGGCCCATGCCAGCTTCTTGGGTTTTACGTCAACAGCACCACAGTAGGCACAGTAGTGCTTAAAGATGGCGGCTCAAGCGGCACAGTCATTTGTGGCACGATCACACCGGCCGTAGGTTTTCACCGATTTCCAGCGAATGTAGGCACAAGCCTGCATTTCACTGAGGGCGGCACATTGGATATAACCTTCTTCTTTGCCGCTGGCTTCTGATGGCTTACGAAGACACAGGCGCTTACAAGGGCGAAAACCCTGGCCCGTATTGGCACGACCAGATAGCAAACGCTGAAAAGGTCTTTGACAAGTGGGACAGGCGAGGCCATAAGATTATTAAGCGCTACCGCGATGAGCGCGATGCGGTAGAGATGCCGAGGATGAAGTTCAACATCCTGTGGTCAAACATTCAAGTGCTGATGCCTTCCTTGTACGGGCGGCAGGCCAAGCCTGAAGTATCACGCAGATACATGGATCAAGACCCTGTAGGGCGCTTAGCCTCCACCATGCTGGAGCGCGTGATCGAGTATGAAACAACCCAATTTAACGACTTTGACAGCGCAATGGTCAACGCTGTGCAAGACCGGCTGTTGCCAGGTCGAGGCACAGTCTGGATTCGTTACGAGCCTGTAATCGTAGGTGAGCCAGCGCCCGAAGTCGAAGTCGAGCTTGGGGAAGCTGAAGAACCGCAAGTTTCCAATGTCCAAGAGTCGGGCGAGTCGATTGACGCTGCCCACAGCCCTGTGGATTACGTCTATTGGAGCGACTTTCTGCACAGCCCAGCCCGTACATGGGATGAAGTCTGGTGGGTAGCCCGTGCCGTCTACATGACCCGCGATGAGGGTGTAGAGCGCTTTGGCGATGTGTTTAAGAATGTCGGCCTGACTGACCAGAACACAGATGATGATGGCAAGAATCAGCAGACAGTCAAGACCACATTTGAGAAAAAGGCCAAGGTTTTTGAGATATGGAACAAGCGCACTTTCAAGGTGTGCTGGGTTGCCAAGGGCTATCCCCAGTCGCTTGATGAGCGTGATGACCCGCTAGAGCTAGAAGGCTTCTTCCCTTGTCCTAAGCCCCTGATTGCTACGACCACCACGGGGACAATGATCCCTGTTCCTGACTACTGCGAATACGAAGACCAAGCGCAAGAGCTGGACAACCTGACACAGCGCATCTATATGCTGACCAAAGCCTGCAAGGTGGTCGGTGTGTTTAACGCTGAGTTTAAGGAGCTGGGTCGCCTGTTTACTGAGGGCATCGACAACAAGATGTTCCCTGTGACAAGCTGGGCAGCGATGAGCGAAAAGGGTGGGCTAAAGGGTGCTATCGACATGATGGACACCTCGCAGATCATCATCACGCTGCGTGAGTTGTATGCGGCGCGGGAGCAAGTCAAGCAGTCTATCTACGAAATCATGGGCATTTCGGATATTTTGCGCGGCGCATCCAAGGCGCAAGAAACTCTGGGCGCACAGCAGCTTAAAGCTAACTTTGGATCGCTGCGATTGAGAAGCAGCCAAGGCGAAGTGGCTCGGTTTGCTACGGACATTTTTAAGCTCAAAGCGCAAGTTATCTGTAAGTTTTACCCTCCTGAGCTGATTGTCGAGATGTCGGGCGTGATGAATACGCCAGATGGTCAAGACCCGCAAATGCTGCAAGCTGCGATCCAGATGCTGTCAAACAGCACGATCCGCGACTTCCACATTGCAGTCGAGGCTGACAGCTTGGCTCAGATTGACGAGCAAGCAGAGAAACAAGGCGCACAAGAGGCTGTTCAGGCTATTGGGCTGTTCTTGCGTGAAGCCATGCCAATGGTAGGCTCTGCGCCTGAAACGCTGCCAATGGCCTCAGAGATGCTGCTATTCCTTGTGCGCCGGTTTAAGGCTGGCAGGGGGCTGGAATCGGCTGTTGAACGGGCTATGAAAGCGCTGCAAGACAAGGCAGACCAAGCTGCCCAGCAACAGCCAGCGCCCGATCCGGAGCAAATCAAGATGCAAGCCCTGGCGCAGTCTGAGCAAATGAAGACGCAAGCGCAAGTGCAGTCAGACCAGATGAAGCTGCAAGCAGAAATGCAAATGGCGCAAGCCCGTGCTGAGTTTGACATGCAAATGCAGCAGGCCAAGACTCAGGCAGACATGCAAATAGCGCAGATGAAGGCTGAATTTGAGACTGTTAAGCAACAAAACGAGATGCAAATTAAGGCCAGAGAGATGGCAGGGAAGGAAGAATATGAACGATGGAAAGCAGAGCTGGACGCAGCGACTAAAATTATGGTTGCGCGAATTGGGAGTAACCCTGGGGTTGATTTACCAGTCGTTGAAGCGGCGGCTGCACAAATAACCAACGAGCTGGGCGGCACGATTTTGACGGCAATGGACAAGATTGCCATGATGCACGACCAGATGGCGAATCTCCACGGCGAGTCAATGCAAAACATTGGCAATGCCATGCAAAGGCTTAACGCACCGAAGAAGGTAGTGCGGGGCGCTGACGGCATGGTGATCGGGGTAGAGACAGCATGAGCCTAGCCCTTGCTGATCGGGTAAGGCAGACAACCACCTCAACCGGCACGGGGACAATAACCCTTGATGGCTCGGTTGAGGGGTTTCAGTCGTTTGCGGTAATTGGCAACAACAACACCACTTATTACACGATTGCAGGCGGCGCACAGTGGGAAGTCGGGATCGGGACTTATTACGGCGGGACGCTAGCGCGAACCACTGTAATTTCCTCATCCACAGGCTCAAAACTTGACCTTGCGGCTGGCACAAAGGATGTGTTTGTCACGCTGCCATCAAGTGTGGCAGTCACCAGTGGCACGGATGTCACTTTTACAAAGGTCACATCTCCAACAGTACAGGCCACCAATTCAGGCGGTTTGGCCTTAAAAAACTCTGCTGGCACGACCCAAATGAGCATGGGCGCAGGGGGCGGTGACAACATCTCCCTGAATGTATCGACTAACCTTAACGGCGCAAATTCTCAAATAGACATCAGCCCTACTGGTACGGGTCATGTCCACATGAAGCCTAGCGGCTCGGGGTCGGTTGAAATAGCGCCAATCAACGCTGGTACTTTGGACAACCTGGTCATTGGCGGCATCACGCCAAAAGCCGTCACTGCAACCTCATTGACCATCACAACCGGCACGATTTCCACTGCGCCAAGCGGCGGCACAGACATAGTTAACAAAACCTATGCAGATGGATTAGCCGCCAAGTGGGGTGATTGATGTTTGGCTTTGCGGCATTTGCAGAGCTGCCATTTGCCACTGTTGGCGTAGGTGTAGCGCCAGCACCGACTGAAGTTTTATTAGGTGGTCACTTTGGCTTTGATGAGAAAAAGCGTGATGCACAGTGGGCAAAAGATCGCAAGCTAGAGGCGCAGCGCAAGCAAAAGCTCAAAGAAGCGCTGTTTGGCCTGCCGCCAGAAGTGCGGGAAGAAATCACATCCTCACCCGATCAAGCAATAGATGTTGCGCTAAGTAAACAAGTTAACTATGATGCGCTGATGCAGCGGGTCAAAGACCTAGAAGCTAGGGTTAGGCGCAAGCAAGACGATGACGATATTGCAATGATTTTGGAGTTGATATGAAACGCACTTGGGTCTACCCCGTTGACGGCAGCGAACCTTACGAGGCAACGTCTGGCGCATATCGCGGCGAGATAATTACCACTGTAATGGGCGACATTGAGCCGTTTCGGTCACCGGATGGGGTCATGATTACAGGGCGCAAGCAGTGGCGGGAACATTTAAAAGCCACAGACAGCATAGAAATGGGCCATTCTGATGTAAAGTATGCTCAACAAGAGTGGAACAGGAAAAAGGAAGTTCAGCGGGAACGGCTAAAGGGTCAGGTCGCCACAGTGCAAGAGTTTGACCGGCCAGGCTCACCGATTGCCCCAATGCGGATGAGCAATCTGAATGTGGAGATGGCAAACCGCCTGCATAACAGGCCAATGCCAGAGCGCAAAGAAATGATTAAAATGACTTTGGAACAAATGAAAAGGATGAAGTGATGGATCAAGAAGTTGTCGCACCCGACACACCAGAAGCCCCAACACCAGAAGCGCCAGCGGCAGAAGTCAAGGCTGAACCCAGCCGTGCCGATACGATCCGCGAGGCAATGAAGCAGGCTGATGACAAGCCACCACGATTAGCCCGTGCGCCCAAAGAGGCAAAAGAAGCCAAGGCCACAGACCCCAAATTCCCCACTGAGAAGACTGAAGCACCGAAGATGGCAGAAATGCCAAAGTCGTTGCGGCGCGAGTTAAAAGAGCATTGGGAGAAAGCCCCAAGCGAGCTACAGCAAGCCATTGCCCAGCGTGATGCTGACTACGAAAAGGGCATTGCCAGCTATAAAACCCGCGATGCAGAGGCAAGGCAGATTACTGAGCAATTTGCCCCTTATGAGTGGATTTTAAGGAACGAAAACACCACCCCAGCAGCGGCAATTGGCCCACTGTTGCAGACGGCAGCGCTGCTCCGAACAGGAACGCCACAGCAAAAGAGCCAAGCTGTAGCCCAGATGATCCAGCAGTTCCAAATTCCGCTAGATCAGGTGGCCTCATATTTCAATGGCGAGACTCCACAGCCAGAAAATACTCATTACAATCAATTAGCGCAACAAGTACAGCAGCTTACGCAGCACATCACGCAGAGCCAGTACGAAGCGCAGAAACAGAATGAAAATCGAGCACTCTCGGTTATCCAGCAGTTTGCAGGCGACCCTGCCAATCTGCATTTTGAGGCAGTCTCTGACCGAATGTTGCAGCTTCTCCAAGCTCCACAGGTGTTAGGTGACACAAGTCAAATGTCAGAACGCGAGAAATTGCAACTGGCTTATGACACGGCAGTGCGGCTTGATCCAGCTATCGCGCAGCAGTTTTATGCTCAACAGCAACAAAACACGCAGGCAGCTAACCAAGTGCAAAGAGCAAAAACAGCGGCGGTACAGGTACGAGGAGCACCAGGCTCTAGCATCAGTGGCGCTATTAATCAGACAGACCGGCGAGCCGTTATAGCCAATGCGCTACGGCAAATCGGGTAATTAGGAGTAAGTTATGGCATACGCCAACGCAAATTACTCAGACGTATTGGCAACGACCATTGAAAGTCGTTCCGGCATTGTTGCGGATAACGTGACAAAGAATAATGCCTTGCTGACCCGTCTGCGCGAGAAGGGCAAAATGAAGCCTTTCTCTGGTGGTTCGACCATTCTGCAAGAATTGTCATTCCAAGCCAACAGCACAGCCATGTATTATTCTGGCGCTGAAACACTGAACATCTCCCCAGCGGATGTGATTAGTGCTGCTCAGTTCCCGATCAAACAGGCAGCAGTGGCAGTTACGATCAATGGTTTGGAAATGCTCCAAAACAGCGGCGAAGAACAGATCATCGACTTGTTTGATGCCCATTTGGACGTTGCCGAAGCATCTATTGAAAACTTGATCTCCACTGGTATTTACTCGGATGGTACGGCCAACAACGGCAAGCAGATCACTGGTCTGCAAGCTATGGTGGTTGCATCTCCGTCTACTGGTGTGGTCGGCGGTATTGATCGCGCTACATGGTCATTCTGGCGCAACCAGACTTTTGACTTCTCTACAGACCTTGGTGCGTCTGCCTCTGCGTCCAACATTCAGTCGGGTTTTAACCGCCTGTATGCGAAGACAAGTCGCGGCTCTGATGTTGTTGACCTGATCCTGTTGGATAACAACCTGTGGGGCTTCTTCATGTCGTCCCTGCAAAACATTCAGCGTTTTCCTGGCTCTAGCAAGATGGCCGAACTCGGCTTTGTTGCATCCAAGTACATGAATGCCGATGTGGTTCTGGACGGCGGTATCGGTGGAAATATTCCTACCGGCACAGGCTACTTCCTGAACACCAAGTACATTTTCTTCCGGCCTCACGCAAACCGCAATTTCGTCCCAATCGGTGACGAGCGTATGAGCACCAATCAGGACGCAATCGTGCGCTTGATCGGTTGGGCCGGTAATATGACTGCCTCGGGACTTCAGTTCCAAGGCATCATGACTGAATAAGGAGCAAATATCATGGCAGATTACGTCACTGATGGCAAAATCGGCATTGACTTGACGGCTACTTATGCGTCAACAAGTGCAGGTTCTACGACCCTATTTCCTGTTACACCAGGTTCACGAGTCAGCACTAGCAACAATGGTGTTTACATCTTTGTTCGTGCTGAGAGCGACATTGCTGCATTTGATGCAGTCATCATGTCCACATTTGCAGATTCGGCTAGTCTTACACCCGTAATGCGAGCTGTTCCTGTAACAACCACCAACGCTGCTGCGCTGGGTTACAACATGGTTGGCTTTGCTCAAACCGCAATTGCATCTAGCTACTACGGCTGGGTTGGCATCAATGGTCTGTTGCAAGTTAACCTTTTGGTTGCCTGCAATCCTAAAGTGCCGCTGTACACCACTGCAACGGCTGGCAAACTTGACGACACTACTGTGTCGGCTGGTTTCATTCAGGGCATTGTGGCGACCACATCGGCCACCAGCGCAAGCGCACCATATTGCATGGTGAACAACGCTGGCCTGATGCCATCTAACCCTGTGTAAAAAATTGGCCTCTCCCTTAAAAAAGGAGGGGTCTTTTTAATGAGTCTTTTACCCCTAAAAATCACTGGTCAATGTGTCTCAGATGACGAGACACTTTTTGGACACATGGATGCAGCGGTGGCGCGAGGCTACCCACAAGTCACACAAGCGCAAGACCCCAAAGAGGGCAAGATCGTTTTAGTGGCAAGTGCGCCAAGTGTCAGGGGGCAGATAGAGCTTATTAAAAAGATGCAAGCAGACGGGTTGCCCATTGTTGCAATCAAAGGGGCGCACGATTGGCTGATAGATAACGGCGTGATTCCCGATTACGCTTTAGCCATCGACCCGCAAGAACACCGGATAGCGTTTTACAAGCCAAACTGGGCTGTTAACTACATGATTGCCAGCCAGTGCCACCAAGCGCTGTTTGACAACCTTGTCGGCCACAAAGTCACGCTTTGGCATCCGTACATCAAAAAAGGCCAAGACCGGCCAAAGAACTGCATGCTTATTGGCGGCGGCACAACTTCCGGTCTGAGGGCAATTTCCCTGTTTTATGTGCTTGGCTGGCGCAACTTTGAGCTGTTTGGCTTTGATTCGTGCAACAGCGGCGAGGAATTACGAGTCAATGGCGATGGCTTAAAAGACGGCGACAAGCTGCTTGAAGTCAGAATTGATCCTAAAGGAGAGGCATTTTTTTGCAATGCTTCAATGGCGCTGCAAGCTGAACACTTCCAGACCTACTACGACTATCTGCCAGATGCCACCTTTGCGGGGCATGGACACGGGCTGATTCAAGCCATCATCAAAAAGCGCAGCCAGAACGTCTTCGAGCTGGCGGGATTAATTGACAAGCGCAATGAGTTAAACACTCGGACATCGTTCATTCATTGGGGCGACAACAAATCGGCAAGCTGGCGCTATCGTGCCAAGATACCGGCAGGAGATTGGGCAAGCCTGAACGACCTGACGGCCGACACGCTGGTGTTTGCCAAGCCCCAAGCGCAAGAGCTGATGGACATGGCACGAGCCAAGGCACGGGGCGCATGGATTGTGGTGGACTTTTGCGATGACCATTTCGATTGGATGCACTACCAAGAGGCGCTGCGCCTGGCCGATGTGGTCACTTGCCCCACTGATGAGATGGCAAGGCGCATAAAGGTGCTGGGGCGTGATGCCGTGGTCATTCCTGACCCGTTTGAGTACCCGTTGAAGAAGCCTCATTGCAAAGGTGTTAACCTGTTGTGGTATGGTCACCAAGTTAACAGAGCAAGCCTAGAGCGCATTTTGCCTGAGATAGCGGGTTATCACCTACGGGTGGTGTCCAACTTTGCAGGGGCAATTCCGTGGTCAAAAAAGACCATGCTCAAAGAGTTTGCACAAGCTGACATTGTGGTGCTACCCGCTACAGAGACTTACAAGAGCGCCAACAGAGCAATTGAGGCGATCCGACAGGGTTGCTTTGTGGTGGCAGAGCCTCACCCTGCGCTAGAGGGTTTCCCGATCTACATTGGCAACATCAAGGACGGCATTGAATGGACTTTAAAGAACAAAGCAAACCGGCTCATATCGAAGGCGCAGTCTTTCGTGACGGAAAAATTCTCGCCGCAAACACTAAGCGCCAAGTGGAAGATAGCTACGAGACGGCCTACAACCTTGGATGCGGAACAAAGAAATGGGACGGATGGATAAATGTCGATCTCTATTCGGATGTCTCAGACATTAAATGCGATCTGCAAAAGCTGGAAATTGCGTCTGATTCGGCTGATGCCGTGGCTGCGATTCATGTTTTAGAGCACTTTTACGAGTGGGAAGTCGCTGATCTGCTGACTGAGTGGAAACGGGTGCTAAAGCCTGGCGGCAAGATGATCCTAGAGCTGCCCTGCATGGACAAGGTGTTTGCCTACGTCCACAACTGCGTAACCAACAAAGAGCCTTTGCAGCCCTTTATGACCCTGAATGCGCTGTACGGCGACCCGAAATATAAGAACGAAGCGATGTGCCACCATTGGGGCTGGTTTCAAGTTCCATTGAGCCAGATGCTGGAGTCGGTGGGCATGCAGCGCATAGAATTTTTTGAGCCTCGCTACCATTTCCCATTCAGAGACATGAGGGTCGAATGCTACAAGGAGTCTTGAGCAACGCAGAGCGTCATGCCCAAATGTCGCAGGCGCATGGGCAAATGCTCAAGAAAAAGACCAAATTTAACGATAAATGGGCATCAATCGTTTGCTACGGGCCAAGCCTAGCTGACACATGGCAGCAAATCAGGCGACCAATCGTTACAGTGTCAGGGGCGCATGACTACCTAGTCGAGCGAGGGATCGTGCCAGATTTCCATGTGGACTGCGATCCAAGGGAGCACAAGGCCAGAATGCTTAAAAGGCCACAGAAGGCCACAACGTACCTGATGGCTACTGTGTGCCATCCAAGCTGGTGGGAGGTGCTGAAGGGGCATAGAGTGCGTCTGTGGCACTTGATTAACGGCAACGATTTAGACACAGTGGCATGGGTGGCGGCAAACCATCCAAAAGGCTTGAACAGCATGATTTCGGGTGGCTCGACTGTGGGCATGAGGGCAATGGAAGTAATGGCGGCGCTGGGATATCGGCGGTTTAAGTTTCACGGAATGGATTGCAGCTACTTAACAGACCGGCATGCAGGGCCACATTTGGGGAAAAATCAAGATAAAATATTTGTCAAGGCTGGGGACAGGGTGTTCCAGACCACACGGCAAATGCTTGAAGCGGCAATCGAGATGGAGCAATTCATCAAGACTCAGGATGCAGAGCTTGCATTTTTTGGCGATGGTTTAATGCAAGAAACCGCGCTACAACTAAAGGAAATAGCATGAAAAACGAAGTGGCTGGATGGACAGACGAATCATTTATGGAGAGCAATCGCGGCAAGATGGCGGTGTTTTTCCATGCGGTTCAGGTGCAAAACAACTTTAGAACGGCTGAAGAAAAGCGCCCGATCTTTCAAGAGCGTATTTTCTTGAAAAAGCTAGTGCCAGGCGACAACACCCTGACCATTGACCGGCCAATGCGTGAGCAAGACATTGAAGACTTTCCCGTAGAGTGGGCAAGATTTGAGCAAAAGAAAGAGGAAACAGTGCCAGGCACTCCAATCGAGGTGTGGAGCGCTGTTTCTGAGACTCAAAAGGCCGAATTTAAGGCGCTTAACATCTTCACAATTGACCAGTTTGCCCAGCTTTCAGACATCGTTGGCAACAAGATCATGGGCTTTAACGATTTGCGCGACAAGGCCAAAGCGTTTATTGCCGCTGCTGAAGACTCGCAAATGTTTGACAAAATCCGTGCTGAGACTGATGAAAAATTGAAGGCTCAAGATGCTGAAATGGCTGAACTCCGTGCGATGATTGCAGAGTTGACGGCCAAAAAAGCTGGCCGTCCCAAAAAAGAACTGGTGGAGTAAATGGCCTACACGCTGCTGCAATTAGTCGATCAAGTCTCCGGTGAGTTGGGACTGTCTCAACCAGCGGCGGTAATTGGCAATTCCAACAACCAGACAGCGCAGCTCCTTGCCTTGGCCCAGCGTCTTGGCAAAGACTTGGTGCGTGATTATGAGTGGCAGCGTTTGGTCAAGGCGTACATTTTCCAGACTACGGCGGCAACCACTGTTACGGGCGATATAACGGCCAATTCAAGCGTTATCACCAACATCACCACATCGGGCTTGCAAGTCAGCAATGTGGTCACTGGCACGGGCATAGCGGCTTACTCTGAGATTTTGACAATTGACTCTGCATCTCAGCTAACCCTGAACACGCCGGTTAGCACTTCTACGGCGGCTGTCTCATTGACATTTGCAAAGCAAGACTACCCAATGCCAGGCGGCTTTGACCGGATGATCTCCGACACGAATTGGGACAGAACAAACCATTGGCGCAACCTTGGCACAAAGACTTCCCAAGAGTGGCAATGGCTGCAAGGCGGCATCATCTCGGTTGGCCCACGGGAGCGTTACCGAATCTACAACGACAAGCTGCGTATATTCCAAGCCTTGACCAGTGTTTACAACCTTGCGTTTGAATACGTTGGCAGCTATTGGGTTGTCGCTACGGGCGGCACAGAAGGCACAAAATCAGCCTACACAGCCGATTCAGACACTTGCGTTTTTGCTGATGACTTGATGCTGGCCGGTCTGAAATACTATTTTCTGAAAGCCAAGAAACTTGACTATGCGATTGAGCTGGGCGAGTTTATGAGAACACTGAGCTACACCAAGGCGCAAGATGTGCCGGTGGCTGCACAGTCGCTAGCGCCAGCAGGCATGAATGCACTGGTCGGGCCTTGGAGCATCCAAGACGGCAACTGGCCTACCGCATAATGCTTGCATCATTTGCCAAAGCGCCACCTACGCAGCGCAGTCAAACAGTCTCGGTAGCAGCGCCCATCGGTGGCTGGAACGCCAGAGATTCGCTAGGTGCAATGGATCCGATGGATGCGGTGACGCTGACCAACTTTTGGCCTGGCACTAACTCGGTCATTTTGCGAAACGGCTACACCAAGTTTGCCACTGGCATTTCGGGGCAAGTTGAAACGCTGATGTCGTACAGCTCTGGCTCAGCAAACAAGCTATTTGCCATTGCTTCAGGTTCAATTTACAACATCACTGCTGGCGGTGCAATAGGGTCGGCTGATGTCTCAAGCCTGACAAACGCAAGATTTCAGTACAGCAACATTACAACCCCAGCGGCATCTTATTTGATGTGCGTGAACGGCGCAGACAAGCTCAGAACCTATGATGGCTCGGCTTGGCACAAAGACGGCGATGGGCCTCCATACGACATTACCGGCGTAGACAGCGCAACTTTATCTAACATTACGCTGTTTAAAAACCGGATTTGGTTTACAGAAAACAACAGCTTAAAAGCATGGTATTTGCCTGTTAACTCCATTGGCGGCACGGCTACTGCTTTGGACATGACCAGCTTGTTTAGGCTTGGTGGCTACCTTATGGCTGGCATGACTTGGACGCTAGACGCTGGATATGGCGTAGATGACTATTTGGCGTTTATTACCAGCAACGGCGAAGTAATTGTTTGGCGCTTGACTGATCCGACAACCCCATCAGGGATTTCGCAGATCGGGGTTTATTCAGTCGGCGCACCAATTGGCAGGCGCTGCTACACCAAGTTTGGTGGCGACTTGCTTATCATCACGCAAGATGGCGTAGTGCCAATGTCGGGGTCTTTGCAATCGTCCAGGCTTGACCCAAGGGTGTCGATCACCAACAAAATCCAGTACGCCATGAGTTTGGCAATTTCTACCTACGGCGCTAATTTTGGGTGGCAACTGCTTTACTACCCTAAAGAAAACCAATTGCTGATGAATGTGCCGATTGCCGTGGGTCAGCAACAGCAATATGTAATGAACAACATTACAAAAAGCTGGTGCAACTTTACAGGCTGGGATGCTAATTGTTGGGAGTTGTTTGTAGACAATCCTTACTTTGGTGGCGATGGCTTTGTTGCAGCGGCTTGGAACGGCACTGTAGATGACACTTCAAACATTGAAGGTTTTGCTCTGCAAAGTTTTCAGAATTACGGCACGGCGACACAAAAGCAGTGCAAGATGATTCGCTATCACTTGTTTTCGGATGGCAATCCATCAGTTTTTGGCAATGTCAATGTAGATTACAACTTGGCTGACCAAAGCGCTCAGCTAAGTTTTTTTGGCAATGTCGTAGGTTTGTGGGACTCAGGTTTATGGGATTCAGCACTTTGGGGCGGTGGCTTAACACCTACGGCAAGCTGGGAGGGGGCAACAGAAATTGGCTATACCTTTGCGCCACTGTTAAAAACTGCCACTCAGGGAATACAATTACAGTGGGTCGCAACCGATCTAGTGTTTGAGGCCGGTGGTGTCCTTTGAAATAACATCCGATCATGCGGTTGGTCACTGGACTGCCAAGCAGCTCGATGGTGGATATTTTGAAGAACGCAGCCGTGCGATTGGGCTGGCAAAAGATGGTGACATCATTGCTGGCGTGATTTACGAGAACTGGAACGGGCAATCAATTTTTTGCCACATTGCGATTGAGGGTCGGATCACTGCAAGCTACTTAGCTGCAATTTTTGATTACCCGTTCAATGTTTGCAATGTCAAAAAGATCATTGTCCCTGTAGACGCAACAAATGCAAAAAGCATAACTCTGGTTGAGAAGATGGGCTTCACAGAGGAGGCAAGGGTTAAAGATGGCATGGCTGATGGGGACTTAATTTTGTTCACATTGGCTAAAAAAGATTGCAAATATTTAGGGGAAAGATATGGGGAAAAAAGCACCAACGCCACCACCAGCGCCTGACTACGCTGGCGCAGCAGTCGCGCAAGGCGCATCTAATTTGGAATCGGCTCGCGCTACCGCAAAGCTGTCTAACCCCAATACCTACACTCCATACGGAACTCAACTTGTTTCCTATGATGGCGATGTGCCAACTATTCGGCAAACTCTAACGCCACAAGCTCAACAGACCCTTGAGGCTGAGCAAAGAGTACAAACAGGCCTTGCAAACCTTGGCGAAAAAGGTACGCAAATGGCCTCCAATGTTTTGGACAAGCCATTTGCCTTTAACGGCCCAGCAGTACAGACAAGCCTAAACACAAGCAACATTGCCAGAATGCCGGTCAACGCTGGCACAACGGGACAAGAAGCAATCATGTCACGCCTTGAGCCATCACTGGCACGGGCTAGAACAACCACAGATACTAACCTAGTGAACCAAGGCTTGCGGCCAGGCACTGAGGCTTACGACAATGCCATCCGGTCACTCGGTGAGCAAGAGACTGACCAGCGCACTCAGGCGGTGCTGCAAGGCATTAATCTAGACACGGCGGCAAACGCGCAAGGCTACAACCAAGCGCTGCAAGGCGGTCAGTTTGCCAACACAGCGCAGCAGCAGGCTTTGGCTCAAGCAATCCAAGGGCGGCAAATGCCTCTTAATGAGATTACTGCGCTTATGTCTGGATCGCAAATCCAGAACCCGCAATTTCAAGCGTATCAAGGGGCAAATGTGGCGGCAGCGCCTACCTTTGCGGCAACACAGGCGCAAGGCGCATTTGATGCAAACGCATACAACCAGCAAGTAGCGGCTCAAAATGCCAACACTGCTGGTCTGTTTTCGTTAGGCAGCGCGGCCACAAGAATGATAAAACCATTTTAAAAAATTATGGCAACAGTAAATTTATCACCATACACGGCTGAATCTGAAGCAATTGCGCGGCGGCTACGCATGGCTGAAGCGCTGGGGCAAAAAGCGGCTCAACCATTAGAGATGCCAACAATGCCAGGCGTAAAAATCAGCCCTTACGCTGGTTTGGCAAAAATGCTTGAGTCGTACACTGCTGGTCAAGATGAACGAGCAGCTAGAGAAGAATCCAAAGCGCTTGGTGAAAAATACCAAAAAGACATTTCTGCTGATTACTCTACCCTGTTAAAAGGATTGACCCCAACAGCGGCCGTGCCTGAAGGCGCACCAACATACATGCCAAATGTGGATCAACGTGATGTTGCTGAAAACTCTCGCATGGTGATGCAGCCAGAGCTCAATGAGATGGGTGAAATCATTGCTGCCGGTCAGCCTGGCGCTGGTAACTTTGGGGTCACGCCTGGCACACCAGCAATTGCTGCAACTACTGGTGAATTGTCTGCTAAAGACTTTCAAGCAATGAGAACCCCAGAAGGGCAGCAGCAGTACATGGCTCAGCTTTTGGCGCAGATTGCTCCTAAAGAAGGCATGGTTTTGCCAGAAGGCTCTAGCTACATTACCAAGGCTGGCAAAGTGCTTATCCAAGGCACAGGCAAAGAAGATTTCTTTAATCCTAAAAACGAATTTGACCCAATTTCAGGACAGACGCTAACTGTTGCGTACACCAATAAAGGCAATCGCAAAGTCATTGACACAAAAGGCGCATATACGCCAGATCAATGGAATTCAATTCCTGTTGCAGAACGCGCAAAAATGGCGTTTGACCAGTACAAATTTGGCAATGTTAGCGCTACCGATCTTATGCAGGCGGCTCAGAAAAATGTGCAGCTTGGACAAGAACTTGCAAAACTTGGCTTTGACATTGGCCCAAGCGCAGCGGGTGGCGGGGTGCGTTTACCGGTTAATGCGCCAATGCCGCCTATTCCTGGCACACCACCAACAGCTAACGCACCAGCAATCCCCGCAGCTATGCCAGCGGCCTTGGCAGGCGCACAGCCGGTTGCGGCGCGGCCAATGCCTGCTATGCCGGTTGCGGCGCGTCCAGCGGCTGCTACGCCTACTGTGGCGGCTGCGCCCGTAGCTGTTGCGCCTGTAGTCCCTCCAGCAACGCCTAATGCACAAGTTGCTTTGTCGCCTAGAGCGCGGCAAGAACTAGAAAAAGCACGGCAGCTAGAAGAATTTAAAGGGATGAATGAAGGGCAAAGTAATGCCGCTTTGTTTGGCGGCGCTATGAATCAAGCACAAACTGTTATTAAACAGCTTGAAAACGAAGGCACAGTTAAAAACGCAATTCTTCCTAGTGTTTTGCAAAGTCTTGTTAAATTAGTTCCGTTTGGGCCAGGTGAGCAAGCGGCTAACATTATTGAGTCCATTGCAAGGACAGACCCAACATCATTGTTTGGGCCTGACCAAAATCAACAAAAATTAGGACAAGCGCAAATTGCTTTTGCTACTGCTTGGCTGCGTAAGACTTCTGGCGCTGCGTTTGGTGGTAACGAGATTTCAAACACAATCAAAGAATATTTTCCATTGATTGGTGAAGGTGCAGATGTAATTAAGCAAAAAGCAGAAGCTAGAGATAGAGCTATTGAAGGTCTAAAATTGTCTACGGGCGCACAAGGTAAGGCTTACATTGAAAAATATGGCGGCACACCTACTGGCGGCGCGTCAAGTCCAAATGATCCATTCGGCTTGAGGAAAAAATAATGGCAACGCTTGTTGAGTTTCGCGCCAAAAACCCAGAGTACAACGACATGCCAGATGTGGCATTAGCGGATGCAATGCACTCCAAGTTTTACTCTGACATTCCTAAGCCACAGTTTTACAAGCAACTTGGATTAGGCGCAGAGACACAAATCCCTGGCGGCGAAACGTCTGTCACATTGCCGCCCAAGCCTGCGACAATGCGTGATCGCATCATGGGCGTAGTTGAAACGCCTGCAATTATTGCTGGCAATGTTGGGCGCATGATTGCAGCGCCGATTGCAAAATACGGCACAGAAGCTGTTGTGGGCTGGAACACGCCTGAAGGTATGAAGCAAGGGCAAGAGGCTGGACAAACAACGTCTAATCAGTTTTATCAGCCAAGAACAGAAACAGGCACTAACATTGTTGACTCAATGGCAAAAGCATTAGGGGCAATTCCTCCTACGCCATTGACAAGTGCAGGGGTGGCGCTATCAACGCTTGCTGGCCCAGCGCTTACGCAAACGGCAAGAATGATCCAGCCTGCAATGCAGACTGCAACGCAAACACCAGCGATGCAAAAAATGGCTGCATTGCTTAAGCCACCAGAAAAACAAATGGTGGGCATGGGCGCGGCTAGTACGGATGAAGTTTTGCTACGCCAGCAACGAGCGCAGGCACAGGGCATTCCGCTAACCAAGGGTGAGCAATTGCAAGATTTTGGACTCATGAAGCGTGAGTCTGATTTGCCCAAAGAAAACCCAGAGCTAGCCAAAGGCTTGATTGAATTTAAAGCTGGTCAAAAGCAAGCAATCGTTAAGCGTTTTGAGCAACTGGCTGATGAAACCGGCGCAGTCTACGCTGACCCAACTGCTTTCAGAAAAGTTGGCTCTTTGGTGGACACAGAACTTGTCAAGCAATTTGATGCTAAAAAACTAAGGGTAGACAATGCTTATCAAGCGGCTAGAAATGCTGGCGAAACAAAAGAAGTGGTCAGCACTGCACCACTAGAACAGTGGCTTGCCGCTAATGCGCCAGAAGCCATATCCGTTCCTGAAATTAATTCAATTGCGGCAAAACTTGAAGCGCTAAAAACGGCAAGAAACGGCCAAGTCACCATTGACGATGTTGAAAACCTTTACAAAGCGGCTGGTCAACTTGGCAAAAAAGGCGATCCATCGGGTGTGTTTATGGGTCAAGTTAAAGGCGTTATTAATGACATGACTGAAGGTGTTGGCGGCGACTTGTATCGTGCCGCAAGGGTGCAACGCAAAGAGCTTGGCAACCAGTTTGAAAACACCTATCGAGTGGCAAAATTGCTAGGCACAAGAGGCGGTTATGGTGATCGTGCCGTGGCACTGGACGATGTGTTTTCACATGTTGTTTTAGATGGCAGCTTAGAAGAAATGCGAACTGTTACTCAATTGCTTAAAAAAGGTGGCCCACAAGGACAACAGGCTTACGCTGAATTGCAGGGTCAAACGATCCAATACCTTAAAGATCAGCTCACAAAAAATGCAAGCGGTGAGCTGTCCTTTGCTAAGATCAAAAACGCAATTGACACGCTTGATCGGGAAGAAAAATTAGGGTACATGTTTGGCAAGTCAGGGCGTAACACCTTGATTGATGTGCGTGATGCAATACAGGATGCGTTAGTGAAACCGCCAGGCACTGTCAATTATTCCAATACAGGCAGTGTTGTAATTAGAGGTTTAGACAAGCTGGCAGAAATGCGAGTGCCTTTGGCTAAAGCAGCATCTGACATTGCCAAATCGCGGGAAATAACCAAGCAAGTGGAAGAATCCACAAAATACAACGCTTTAGTGGACGCTTTGAAAGGTACAAAATGAGTTACAACGGCTCTGGCACATTCCAAATAAACAGCACCGGCCAGCCGGTTGTTTCGGGCACAGTCATTTCTAGCACGGCCTTTAATGCGCTGACTGCTGACTTGGCAACTGGTCTAAGCACTGCCATCACAAAGGACGGGCAGACTGCTACCACGGCACGGATTCCGTTTGCGGCGGGAATTAACTCAACGCTAGTGACAGACTCCTCTAGCACGACCACAGGCTCGATCATTACTGCTGGCGGGGCTGGTATCGCCAAGGCGCTGTTTGTTGGCACTACGGCTAATGTGGCGGGTGCTGTGACCCTTCAAAGCACCCTTGCTGTGGGTGGTGTGGCGACTTATAGCGCACAGCCGATCTTCTCCAGCTTGACGGCATCTAGCGCAGTGGCGACTGATGCGTCCAAGGGTCTGGTTAGCGTGACTAACACCGGCACGGGTAACAACGTGCTTGCTACATCACCAACGCTAGTTACGCCTGTTTTGGGTGCAGCATCTGCTACTTCAGTGACTGTCGCCGCTGGCGCAGTAGGCACACCTTCCATCACCACCACAGGCGACACCAACACCGGCATCTTCTTCCCTGCCGCTGACACCATTGCTTTTTCTGAAGGTGGTGCGGAGGCTATGCGAATTGATAGCTCTGGTCAATTGGGCATTGGTGTTACACCTGCTTTTAAATTAGATATTAGTGGTAGCGGTACAACTGCAAAAGTCAATACGCTAGATACGCATGATGGTGGTGCATCTCTTAGCACATGGATGAAAGTGGGTAGACGGGCTGGTACTGGTACAAATGCTTATATAAATACATTGCATAGTGGCTCTGATGCTGTTAGCGCATTAACATTTGCATTTGGGACAACGGGTACTGGAACGGAAGTCGCCCGTATCGACTCCAGCGGCAATGTACTTGTCACCAATGCCGCCGGTCTTGGTTACGGAACAGGTGCTGGTGGCACTGTTACCCAAGCAACAAACAAGGGGACAGCGGTCACCCTAAACAAGCCTACGGGTCAAGTGACAACAAACAACGCCGCGCTGGGTGCTGGTGCTACTGTTTCTTTCAGCATAAATAATTCCATAATTACAGCCACGGACAATATTATGGTGGTTGTCACTGGTGGTAGCAGCTACACAGTTCAACCCGCATTTGTAAGCGGCGGGGTTGCAAATATCAGACTTACAAACATAACTGGCGGCTCACTTTCAGAAGCTGTCGTAATCAACTTTGCCGTCATCAAAGGCGCAACATCTTAATCAGGAGCAAACCATGTCTTATCTTGCCGCAGTCTGCCACGACATTAAATCAAACACTCTAGAAGCCACATGGATTGAAGAAATCCTTGGCAGCGATGGTTTGCCAGTAGAACTTAAGCGGGTCAAGTGCCGCAATTACAGCGTTGAGCAAAAGGCCGAGTTCCTTGCTGACTGCGGTGATGCGGGTCAAAAATATGTAACTATGGCTGCATGGTAATTTGCATAAAAAGAACACAATGCCATGAACCAGATTGACGCAACAGATGCTCGGCTTGCAACGCATGAGGAAGTCTGTGCGCTGCGCTACGAGGCGATCCAGAAATCGTTTGAGTTGGGCAGCAAACGCATGAGCCGCATCGAATACATCCTATATGCGCTGATTGCTGTCACGCTGCTTGGCCCAGGCTTTGCTGCTGAACTGTTGAAAAAAATCCTGATGTAGTCATGGAAGCGCTGCCGCCACCACCGCCAGCGGCGCAATCGCCCCGTTTTGAGTGCATCAAGTGGACATGGACATCTGACCGGCTGCTAGTCTGGTGCTTGAAGTGGCGGGAGAAAAAATGATCGACCCCATAAGCGCCCTTGCAGGCATACAGGCAGCAGTCGCGCTGATCAAAAAAGTCAGCAAGACTGTTGACGATGTATCGTCTCTTGGCCCTGTCCTCGGCAAGTATTTTGACGCAAAATCCACGGCTACCAAGGCCGCTGTTCAGGCCAAGAAGTCCAAGTCCAGCATGGGCACTGCTATCCAAATCGAGATGGCGCTGGATCAGGCAAAGCGCTTTGAAGACGAGTTGCAACTCCTGTTTATGCAGTCCGGTAAGGTAGATGTCTGGAACAAAATCAAGTCCAGAGCCGCAGCGTTAGATGTTGAGTCTGCTCATGATGCACGCAGAGAAAAAGAAGCTGCGGCCAAGCGCAAACAAGAGATGGACGAGGTTGTTGAGTTGGCCTTGCTGGCGGTTGTCTTCTTCAGCTTGGTCGGGGTGATCTTGTATTTCACCATTGGAATCCTTGGTCAGCAAAGATGAGCGACGAGCGTTTAAACCTAGTTGACAAGGTGCTGGCCTATGTGTCCAGCCCGTTCCGTTTGTTTGCAATGGTGCTGATGGCTGTCCTCACGTTTGCAGGCTACTTCGTATATACAAACCAAGAGCTGTTGATAGGGGCGTACAAGGAGTCCAGAAAGATTCCATCAATTGCCGAAGACCGCGTTGAAGATGCAGCCGCCCACTTGTTTAAACAGTCCGGCGCTCTGATTGTGGCGGTGTTTAAAGTGAACTCAATGTTTGGTACGCGCATCCTGTATAGAGCCTATGGCAAAAACGGCAGGGACAAAACAAACGATGGGCTTGACGTAGGGCTGTTTACCCAGAACGCTGCTAACAACAGTGATGTAGTGAAGCTGATGGCAAACGAGATTCCATGCGGAGAATACAAGTCAGCACAAAGTGAAATGGGGCTTTGGTATATTGCAAGGGGGGTGGCCTTTACATGCCGCATTTCAGTGCCGCCTGAGCCTGGCCGGTTTGTAGGACAGATCACAGTCGGATGGGCGGCAGAGCCAGCAGACATGGACAGCACCCGTGCCATGCTACAGATTGCAGCAACAATGCTTTCAAGGAGTAAACAGTAATGGATTGGCTTAAACAAATTGCGCCCACAATTGCCACGGCAATGGGTGGCCCACTAGCAGGCATGGCTGTGTCTGCCATCTCTAAGGCCATCGGCGTAGACCCTGACAAGGTGGGCGACCTGATCTCCAACAACAAGCTGTCAGCAGAGCAAATTGCTCAAGTCAAGATTGCAGAGATTGAGCTGCAAAAGCAAGCGCAAGAGCTTGGCCTAAACTTTGAAAAGCTGTCTGTAGAAGATCGCAAGTCTGCGCGTGACATGCAAGCAGCGACAAGATCAATTGTGCCGCCTGCGCTGGCTGCAATCGTCAGTCTTGGCTTTTTTGGTATCCTTAGCATGATGCTGTTTGGCAAGGTCGATAGCGGCAACCCAGCGATTTTGATGATGCTGGGGTCACTTGGCACTGCTTGGACGGGCATCATTGCTTACTATTTCGGCTCATCTGCTGGCTCACAAGCTAAGACAGATTTGCTTTCTAAAGCCCCTGCAATTAAATGAAGGAGATGATATGAAACTAGAAGGACTGTACGCAAACATTCACGCGAAACGTGAGCGCATCAAAGCTGGCTCTGGCGAAACAATGAGGAAGCCTGGCACAGAGGGCGCACCTACTGCCAAAGCATTTAAAGAGTCTGCTAAGACTGCAAAGCCAGAGAAGAAGAAATGAGTGCGGCTTGGCAACGCAAGGAAGGTAAGAACCCTGAAGGCGGTTTAAACGCCAAGGGACGCGCCTCAGCAAAGGCAGAAGGCATGAACCTCAAGCCTCCGGTGAAAAGCGGCGACAACCCTCGCAGAGCATCCTTTTTAGCCCGTATGGGCGCAATGCCTGGCCCTATGGAAAAAAACGGAGAACCCACCCGTTTAGCTTTATCGCTAAAGGCATGGGGTGCTTCTTCCAAGGAAGATGCTAGACAAACAGCAAAGGCGATATCTGCAAGGAATAAGAAATGACTCCGCACTTTACGCTGGCAGAGCTGACGGCCACTAGCCACAGGCAGTTTGACAACACGCCGAACGAAACGGAACTAGCCAACTTGCAAAAGCTGGCTGAGTTTCTTGAAGTGGTCAAGCAAACGCTAGACGGCAAGCCAATCATGATTAACAGCGCTTTTCGGTCAAAGCAAGTTAACGACTCTGTTGGCAGCAAGGACACCAGCCAGCACCGGACGGGTTGCGCTGCTGACTTTAAAGTGCCAGGCATGACTCCTGACGCTGTGGTCAGGGCAATCATGGCGGCTGGCCTGCCCTATGACCAGATCATCCGTGAGTTTGACGCATGGACACACATCAGCATCAGCGACAAGCCACGCAGACAAGCGCTGGTGATTGACAAGTTAGGCACTCGGGCTTTTGCGTAACAGCTCGCGGTAGGCAGCAATAGCGTCCTTCAGGTCGCACTGAAGCTGTTCAATCCGGTCATTCTGCTGAATCATTTTTTCGTTTGCTTGCTGCGCGAACTCCGCTAGGCTTTCTTGCGACCACGTTCTGAAGTTTGACATGTTCTTCCGTTGTGAATTTGTGTCCATTGCCGCATTGTCGGCGGCGTAGTGTAAAACCTTCCTTGGCTCTTGTGTCTTCCACAGTGCTCCACGCCTTGCAAATTGGGCAATTCAAGCGTTTTTCTCCTTTAACTTGTCAGCAATAGCATCGGCAATTTTTCGCCAGTGTTCACCCTCTAAAGCAAACGCTATTTTGTAAACTTCATCATCCGTCAGCCCTACCCATTCGCTCTTTGGTGGGAATTCATACAGCGCCTTTGCGCTTTCTTCTGTCTCAGCGCAATCAGTCCAGCCGAACGGCTCTGCTTTGAAATAACCAAAAGGCTCCTGCACTGGCTGTGCCAAGGCTTCTTTGATGGCGTCTCTGGCTGCTAAAACTTTTGCAGCGCAAGCCTCATCATATTCAATGTCTTCATAAGAAGCGTACATAAGCGCTTCTAGCGCCAACTTAAGTGCTTCGTCTTTGGTCATGCTTGTCCCCTTGCTCGGATGGCTCTGCCAATTGCACCGTCTTGCAACGAGTCCATGCTGTCGCCAATCACTGCACACGCTTCACGCTCATCAGCACGGGCTGCTGCTGCGACAAGGGCGGCAAATCGTTCAAGGTCTTGAGGTGTTTGCAGTGCCCACTCAGAAAACCCAGCCTCACGCGCCATGCGGAGGATGTCTTCTTGTGTCATATCAGCAAGCTCCATATCCAAAGGCCGGTAAAGAACAGCAGCAGAACAACCACCATCAGCGCCACCAGCACAAAGCCAACGACAACGCTGCCCACTGTTTGCCACACTTCCGACACTGGCTCAATGTCGGCAGGAACAGCAGGGTAAGGCTTGACCTTGCGAACAGGGCAGTCTTGTCCTTGGTGGCAAGGCCCATCACAGCAATTCATGCTGCCTCCGTATAGGCTTTAAGGCGCTTGATTCGGTTGCGGTTGTAGACCACCAGCGCCTGCGCGTATTCAACGCCAGTTTCAGCCCTGAGCAAAGCAAACTCTGCCTCTTTAAGCTCCATCGCAACAGCTTGGGCAGGGGTAAGCATTTTAAAAACTTCAAGCAATTTGGGCAATTTCATAGTGTCCATTCCCTTTCTTGGCGATTGGAATTTGACTTCACAGTCTTGCCGGTCAGACGGATCAGGCCAAGTTTCTGCATTTCGTTCAAGCGCCTAGCGATCTGGTTAGGGTCAAGCCGTGAGTAAAACGAGATGCCATCCTTGCCCAAAGGCCCAATCGTAGAAAGCGCTTCCAAGATTTGAGCGTAGTGAGAGCTGACATCTGTAATGGATGCTGCCGCCTCATGTGATGTTGCTGGGTCACTATTACGCACCCGTGAAAATTCCGGTAATGGGAAAATCTTTTTGAAAACGTCTTTGTAGTCCATGATGTGCCTTGTAAAAGAAGGGGACTTACGCGCCAGGCAACTGCGGGAAGCACAGCGCTGCCCCAAAAACATTAAAAAGGTATAGAGGAATCCATGTCATCAAACCCACTATCAACCCTTTTAGGACGGGCAACAGGCGGCGCAGAAAAAGAAGCTGGCGCATCTGTCTTTTGCTCAAAGCACTGAAACCATCCGTCAAACGGGGTGGGAACGCTGTCCAGCTTAATTTTCATCTTGCCATTCTCAGCCCAAACAGTGCCGTGCGTAGTCCAGTAAGTCTTTTTTTGCCCTTGCATTTCGTATTCACGGGCGGCATATTTAATGTCGTATTTCATAATTTTTCAAGTTCCTTAATTTTGCTTTCCATCTCGCCAAGAAATTTAACCACTTCAGTTTCCAGCCCTGCCACATAGACAGGATCGTAGACCTCGCGCACAACAAACATTTGCAGTCGTTCTGGTAATCGCGGATCGTAGCTAAGAAAATCGCACCAGTGCCGTCCCGTGCAGGCCATCTGCCACTGGACTTGTGGTCGGTGCTTTGTCGGCATCTTTTTGGCAAGCAAAATATCCAAGTGGTTGGCAGTGTTCAAACACTTGATTTCGA